GACTGTCCCGGTTGTGCTGAACCAGCTGGCACCTCCGTTGGTGGTGGTTGTGGCGCTCGTTGTTGACGTTCCCCCCGCGCCCACCGTAACAGTGTAGGACTGCCCAGCCACGACAGGGACGTTGTTTGCCCAGCAAAGGCCTCCGCCCCCACCGCCATTACCGCCGCTTGCTGTGCCGAGGCCTCCGCCCCCACCTCCGACGGCAACTACACAGACGGTTGGGACAAAGGACGGAGCTACGAAGCTGTAGCTTCCGGGGATTGTGTAATCGTTCTGGCCGACGCGCCGGAACCAGCCGTTATATTCGGCCATCGTAAAGATTCCGCCGTTGGTTCTTGTACCACCGTTCGAACCGTTGATCGTGGGTGAAATGAACCCACCGGGAGCTCTGCTGGTCATGGCCGAACCTTACGAGATTTCTTCATACGAGCAGACGATCTTGACGTCGTTCGCAACAGCCGCGGTAGCGCCGAGAGAACGATCTTCCTCCAGATAAATCGCCGTGTTCTTGTCGACAACAATAAGGGACGTATCTGCAGGAATGGCTATAGTGTCAACGATCTGTGTCGCAGTCCCGCCCAAAGCAGCAGCGCTGTAGTAGGTAACGGTGACATCAACAGTTGCTGTCGGGTCCACGTTCGACAAGATTAAAGTGTTGACCTTCAAGACATTGTTTGAAGACGCGGCGTTGCTGACGATCAGTGTCGCGGCCGTAGTGGTCAGGCTTACGACTGCGGTTTTACCGACGATGCTGGTCACATTGACGAGATTTGGCGCGGCCATCGATTACTCCCTCACCCAAAGATCATAGCCATGACGACAGCCCTGCCAGTATACACCGACCTGCCTGCAGGATAGGTCGAGAAGACATCCTTGGTGCCTGCGGCGAAGTTTACCGCAGACCCGCTGTTAGAGGAAGCCAGAATGACGTCCCTCGACAGCGTAGAACCCGACAAGGTGTAAGTTCCGATGCCAACCTCCCAAGCTCCGGAAGTCGCGTCAGTGATCGTGTAGTATGTGCTGTTTCCGTCACCGATCCCGGAGGAAAAGCTCTGAAAGCCGGGGGATGCCCCGCTAAGAGAAAACGTCCCGGTCCCCGTGGTCGTCGAAGTCTCGAGCACCCTATCCGCCAGAACAAGCCCCACGGCAAGCCTCCGCTATCAGGAGATGCGGATGATGGCGTCAGACGACGTGGCTGCCGGGAACTGGATGGTGAAGGTTCCGCTCGTCGAGCTCTTGTCGCTGCCGAAATCCAAAACCACAACAGCCTTGTTCGAGTTCGTCGAGTTGTAGATCAACGCACCACGAGCCGTGATGGTCGCGGAGGTGAACGACAGATCGTCGAAGTCTGTCAGAGCCGTGGTTCCCGAAGAGGTCGGGGTGATGTTCGTCAGGGTGCCACCCCCGGCCGAATAGGTGCCTGAGTTGGCAACCTCGTTGGTCGACGAGTAGGCCGTGGTGGTCGCGTCAAGAGTTGCCGAGCTCGTGTAGAGAGCCAGCTTGAACGCGTCACCGGTCGAGGCCGTGAAGTCATGGACGCCCTGCAGCAGGTCCACCTTGAACGATGTGCACATTGCCTGTGTGATGGCCACGAGAGCCTCCTATAGCTTGCGAATGGCGTCAGCCAGTTGTGGGTGGCCCGCGTCTACTAGCGCATTATACACAGTAACGCGGTCGTTGGTAACTGCCTCTTTCATGTAGCGCGTGACCACATGGACAAGAGCAGCCCTGAAAGCCTTGGCCTGATCCCGAATGGCGGGGTGGGCGTCCTCTGAGATGCTGATCAGCTTGTTCGCGCAGATTTCCGCGAGCTCCTCGGGCGTATGACCACGGTGGTTCGTGGTCATCACGTTGACGATGGGTGTCTCGGGGATGGAGAGCTTGACGTCGAACATTATTCCTTGGCCCTCACAACCATGCCTTTGCGATACTCGTCGGTGACCTGCTTAGCTTCGCCCAGCATCTTAAGGCCAACAAGCGACTCTTGGAAGCGCTTATCGTAGTTGCCCATCATGTCCGGGTCGCCCTTCAAGAAAAGGTAGGCCTCGACCATCGCACCGTAGAACAGCGTCAACTCGGCGTTGATGCTGAGCCATGTGGTGCCGTTATCCGAGCCAGCTGTCAAGCTGGTCGGGCGGTAGAAGTAGTGAAGCTCCATCGAGTAGGCAGAGTTCGGGGCAGGGCCCAAGATGAAGTTCGTGTTGTCGAACTGAGCGTAGTATCGAGGAGCCCCGGTGACCGCGGGGTCCGGGGCGTACTCCTGCACGAAGCTCACATCCTTGAACTCTGCAAAAATCTTGTCATTCCCAGCGTCCGTGTAAGAAAGCGAGAACGGGGCAAGGAAGTCCGTAGGACAAGCGAGGTACTGGTTGCCAGAAGTTGCGTTGGCCGTGACGTTCTTCCGAAACAGGCTGAGCTGCACATTCTTGAGAATGCGCTCCTCCGACAGCCGGATGAAGAGCGGCAGGTTGTTGACGAAGGTGGTCTCTGTGGTCTCGAGATAGTCCTGCAGAGCCTGCTTCAGTTGGCCGTAGGTAAAGCTCATGTGGTCACCACCGTAACGTAGCCGACAGAACCGACCACCGGGTAGATGATCGCGACTGGCGGGAAGACTGTGTTTCCGACGGAGGCGTAGACGTGGCCAGCCTCTGGATCGGGGCGAGGGTTTCGCAGCGCCTGCGGGTCAGGGTACGCTTTCGGAGGGAAGAGCTGCGGGTGCTTCGGGTCGTATTCATCCGGGCCAACGAGCAGTCCAGTCCACTCTTTGCGCATTTCGCGCAGGCGGAAACGGACGCCGGAGCGGTCCGAAATACCCCAAGCATGTTTCCCACTGGCGTACGGCATCAGAACCTCAGATAGGCCACATCCGGCTGAAGCTTCAGGGGCACACGATCCTCGTCTTCTTCGGCGGCGCGCGTGAACTCTTCTTCGTAGATCGCCTTGAGCATGGCCATCCGATCCGGGGCCCGCTTCATGGCGAGGTAGTAAGCCAGCCCTGCGACCATGCACGGATAGAACCGCCACGGCATATCCGTGGTGTTCTGCATAGTCCCTGCGTCTTGGATGCGGCGGACGTAATAGTAGATCAGCTGGTCCGTCGAGTTTTCCGGAACCTGCCAGACACTGATCTTCGGAGCGATCTGGCGGTCGTAGTAGAACTGCGACGGTCGACCCTGCGTGGTCTTGTTGGGCAGCAGGAAGTAGTCGCCCCGGCTCAGGCGCTCGACCTCGTAGTCGGTGCCGTCCCGACGCAGAACCATCTCGAGGATGTCTGCGTGGTCAGCATTGACAGTATAGGTCGCCGTGCCTTGTGTCACGGTGATGGTCGCTTGGTTTACGGTCCAGAGGTTCAAGCCCCGGTTGGCCCACTCGGCGAACATCAAGTTCAGGGACCGCCGTGCCGTGCGCGCGTCATAGCCCGTGCGGACTTCCAGCCCGCAGCGCTCATACGCCTCTTCGATAAGCTCGCCGACGTCCAGATTGAACGTCCGGGTCCCAGATGTTGTCATGACTTACTTCATGCCCTTCTTGGCAGGCTTCTTGCCGCCAGCCGGTTTCATGCCCATGGCCATGGCCTTGCGCGGGCTGACCATGTCAGCCTTCACCATGCCGCCCTTTTTCATGCCCTTCGATCCGCAGTTCATGGCTTTCTCCTCAGAGGTTTGACACGCTTCGGAGTGCCAGCAGGCTGCCCCAAGCTCTTCTTCTGTGCGATTCTATCACGCTTCTCCGAGGCCGTCATCTCCGATGCCGTCTTCGGGGTCTTCTCGCTCACCCGCTTCGTCGGGCGGCAGTATGGCGTTCCGCGGCTCTCGCCTTCCTGACGACCGCAGGCCTTGCCAGTGCGGACGTCTTTCCAGTCCTCCTTGAACCAGCGGCGAAGAGCTGCGCCCTTCTCTGTTTTGCGGACAGCCATCAGAACGTCCTCGACTTCTTGGCCGCGCCCTTCCTAGCCGACTTCTTGGACCCGGTGCCCCACTTGTCTGCACCAACCTTGCGGCATTTGGCAAGAGCCCCGCTGGCATAGGCCGACGGGAAGACCTTGTATCTGGCCTTGACCTTATCGTAGCAAGCGTCTTTTCCAGCCACGGAAGTCTCCACCTGTTTGGCCATACTGGCGCGGTTCATGTCACTGGGGCCCAGAGTTATTCTTCACGTAGAAGCCGACAGCCGCGATGATGAACATCAAAAGCGTCGTCGTCAAAACCTTGACCGCCGAGGACCAGACAGCCTTCTTTGTATCACGCCATGATACAAGTAGGTTCCGAAGCTGGTCGATGTCTTTAGCCGCCGAGTCGTCGTGGAGCCCAAGCTCTTCGAGCGCGGCCCTCGCACCTCTCTTGGCCACCCGATCCAGCATGGCTTCGAGTTCTTCCGGGGTCAGGTTTACGTTACCCATGGTCAACATCCCCATGCTCGCAGGCTCTTGTTGATCCGGCTGTTCGGATCGTTCTTGGTTTTCTCGCTCGTCAGCTTCTTCTTCATGCCGCCCATCCGGGCACAGAAGGACGCACGGCGGCCCTTGTCCTCTTTGGTCTTCGGGTTAGGGGCAGGGGGCTTGAGGTTCATGCCCTGAGCCTTGGCCGAAGCACGGCCTTTAGCGTTGAGGCCACCCTTCGGGTCTTTGCCTTCCTTGCGCGTCCATGCCGGGGTCTTGGCCATCAGAGCGGTCCTCCGTTCTTAACAAGAACAAGGATGAACATCGCAGAAGCCTCGTTGTTTTGCGAACTGCCCTGAGCCGTCGCCTCAAGCGTGGTCTTCTCCGGTATCTGGATCGGGTAATCGAAGTTGTAGTCAGCAACCCCGTTGTTGACGGTGGTGATCGCAGCGGCCCGTCTTATCCCGTCAGCCCCAACAGTCAGCAGGCGTCCAACTACCTGAGCGGTGCCGCCCGGCTGCCCGGCTGAAAAAAGACCCTGAGAGACGTATCCAGTGTATCCAGCTGGAATTGTGTAGCTGCCGGTGATGCGCTGGTTGTAGTCGAACTTGATGAGGTCGTATACCGTGGCTGGTACACCTGCCGTAACTACACCGTCACCGAAGTAGATGTCCCCTGCTGCTGAAAGGCCTGAGCCTGTGGTAGCCACGTAAGCGCTGTTGACGTGCAGGAACGACTGTGTCGTCAGCACCGACGTCTGACCGTTCAGGGTGACAATCTCGCTGATCTCGCTGTGGTTGGCGTCGAGGCCCCCCACAAAAACAGTTCTTGCCCCAGTCCCAGCGGCCGTATCGTCGGCGCTGCTGGAAGAAACTTTGAGCTGCAGCGCAGCCGGAGGAAACGGAAGAATCCCTGTGTGGGGCCATACCGTGACGCGCGTGGTGTCCACATCAGGGTTATAGCCAAACACGATGACGCTACGGTGTCCCGGGATTTGGCCCCGGGACACCTGCAGTTCAAACGGCTCGTAAGTGCCTACCTGCGAGATGGAGCGGATGTCTGTCACAGGCATGGCCTAACCTCACGACCAGAAGATGGTGGCCGCCGTGACATTCGTCGCGGCCGACACGTAGGGGTCGGACGTGAAGAGGATGCCCTCGTCCGGGATGTCGATGGTGTGGGACAGGTCCGTCGACAGATCGACGTCCAGAAGCGTGGAGCCTCCGTCGCCGTCCGTGAGCGTGACGCGTCCAGCGCCCGCATTGCTGACCAAGACGGTAATATGCCGGATACGGGCACGGCCAATTCCGACCGCCCCCGTTCCTGTTACCCGCTTGGCCTTTACGTCAGAACCGGCCATGTGGGCCTCCTATTAGCTGAGGGCTGCGCCGACAGCGGTGACCCAAGCAGAGCCGGTCGAGACCACGATGCAGAACTCGTCGTTGCCTGCACCGTTGTCGTTGATCAGACGCACGTGGCCAGCGTTGGCCGCCGAGGCGGTCGGAAGCGAAGCGGTGGTCTGGGCGGTCAGGGCGATGAAGCTGTCAGCGCCAACAACGAAGCCGTTGGTCGAAGTCACCGGACCCGAGAAGGTGGTCGAAGCCATGATCAGTTTCCTTTTGCACAAGGTTTCGCCGCGCAGTCTGTGCAACGTCAGGTAGGGACCTGTCTGCGTGGCTGGATGTTCCCTACAAGAACTCTACACGGAGGCTGGGAAAAAAGAAAGGGCCCCGAAGGGCCCTTTCACTGCAAACCCGAAGGTCGTGCAGGGGATTACGCGCCGGTCGTGCCGAACACGCAACGCGGGTCCGAGAAGCCGAACGAGTAACGCTCACGCGCCTTGTAGCGCATGTTGCCCGTGTCGAAGTCAGCTTCCATGCCGGTCGAGAGCGGGGTGCGCTCGAAGTGGATGAAGCCACGCGGAGCGTCCGTCTTGATGAAGTACGCATCCGGGTCGGTCAGGAAGTCGTTGACGGCATAGCCTTCCGGCAGCATGCCCATCGAACGGATGGCGTTCACATCGTTGTCGGCGGTGCCAACGCGGAGGTTCGAAACCATCAGACGCTCAGCGACGAACTGCAGCTGGCGAGGAATCACCAGCTTCATGCCGCGCAGAGCCACTTTCAGACCGCGTTCGTCCACGAACCCAGCGATGTTGATCAGAGCGTCCTCAAGCGAGGTTTCGTTCAGGTCAGCGTCGGTGACGGGCTTGTTGGCGAAGGTCGAGCCGTTCACCAGCGGGTGGTTGGTGGCGCAGAGAGCCACGCCGTCGCCGCCAGCCGAAGCACCGCCTGTGAAGGCGTTGTTCAGGATCGAAGCGGCTTTCACCTGCTTGGTGTGAGCCATCGAGCGGGCGAGGGCACGGGTGTAACGGCTGCCGAGGCGGTCGTACAGGTTGTCCTCGATGGCTTCCTCGGTGATCGAGAAGGCCAGCGCGATGGTCTCATGGTTATACCGAGCGGTGTAGGCTTCCTGAGCATCGTCATACGAGATGCCCGAGCCTTCCGATTTGGTCGGTGCTGCGCCGAACCCGGACAGCATAACCTCTTCCTCGAATGCACGATCCGAGGACTCGGTGGTGAAGATTTCAGCATGCTGGTTTTCATACCGAGCATACTCCATGCCGAAGAGAGCATTGAGACCGGGCTCAAGCTCTTTCGCAAGTTGTGCGCGCGAAATTGCCATGGGTCAGTCTCCTTATGCCACCGTACCTTCAGAGTCAGCCTGAAGGAGTGCATGGTTGTTGAACATCACGATCATCTGGATGCCAGCGGCCGTGAAGTCCTGATTCGTCGGGTCTTCGTAGATACCCAGAATCTTGATCGGCAGCGAGGCGTTCGAGGCGTCGAGAGTCGCGACATCGAGCGAAGCCGAGGACACACCCGTGGTCGTCGAACCCGACGTACCGGTGTTGAACTGGCTGTTCTCGAAGATTGCGGCCTTAGCGGTCGCGCGGTTCGTGAAGGTCGCGTCAGTCGCGATCACGAAGCGCTGGGTCGGGTTGTCGTACACGTACCCGACGATATCGAAGTTCGTGTTCGCGCCCGAGCCGGGCCAGTAGTTGGACCAAGTCTTTTTCCCGGTCACAGAAGAAACGTATTCACAGCCTGCAAACACGCCGATGTGTTTATAGGTGTCGCCGGAAGCCGAACCAGTGATGGCAATGCTGCCACCGTTGGTCGCGATGACCGGAGACCCCTGATAAATCGCCGACGCGTCAGAGGCGATGAAGTACGCATTGGTACCTTGGCTGTTGGGCGCGCCACCAGCAAGGTTGATCGGGCGAAGCCCGAACGCACCAGACGTATTCGCCATAGTCGTTGCTCCTTATCAGTCGGACTTTTTGCGTCCGCCAAAAGATACCCTGCTCTGCCGCTGTTGGTTGATCGGCATCGAGGGATGTTGCTCTTTCATCAGGTCCTGATCAACAGCCGTCATTTGTTCGCGGGTCCGGTTCCCGTAGTGTTCGGTTCTTTCAAGGGCTGTCTCGACAGGGACTCGCGTCAGAATCAGGCCGCCGTTGCCAATGACCCCGGCATGTTTGCCGTCTTCAATGGTGGGCGCTTGGTAGTCCGGATATTCTTCCGCTCGCACGGGCTCATAGCCCTGCCGCAAACGGCTGAATACGTTGCCCTTGTCTTCCTCTCCTCGGATGGCTGCGCGCACCCAGCGGTGCTTGTATCCTTCCGGAGGCGGAGGTGCGTCTAGGACGCTCGGGGGAGCCCAAGGCTTACGGCGAGATGCTGTCTCGCGAGTTTCGGAGGTGCGGGAGGTACGGTCCATCTTTTCAGTCCTTCACATATTTGGCGTATTCGTCCAACGGAACATTCAGCCGCTTAGCGATGGCTACCTGAGATGGCGTCAACCGCACTGTTCGGCGCTCCTGTGTCGTGCTGCGGGATGCGGAGTTGCCAGCAGGGGCGACCTGACTTCCTCCACCCGGTTTTCTTGGCGCAAACTTGTGCGGAAACTCCGTACGAAGCCTGCGGTCGATCTCAGTATAATACTCATTCGAGTTCGGGTCAAAGCCTTCCTCCTCGACGAGCGTTTGGTGGATGGCGATAGCCGCAGTCGTCATGATGCGATCTTCGCCAAACCACTTGTTTTTCTCTGCCCAGCTCTGCGCTTTCGGGTCCGGACGAACCTGAGCGGGTTGCTGCGGGGCAACCTGAACAGGCTGCTCCGCCGCCGGGGCTCTGGTCGTGGCCGCCTCTGCGCGCTGCTTCGCGGTCGCATAGCGCTGCTTTTCCAAGACGATCTTGGCGAGGTCCTCTTGGGCCGCCAGCATCGCATCCGCATCGCCGGACTCGTAGGCCACACGATATGCGCCCCGGACCAGATGCTCTTGGTGTTCGAGGCGAGCGCCGTATTCGGTCAGATAGCCGGAGTCGAGCGCCTGAACGCGCGTCTTGAGCTGCTGGTTTTCCTCCAGAAGCTTCTGGGCCACACGGGTGGCCTCTTCACGGTCACGCTGTTCCTTGCGGTATTTCTCGGTGATCCGGTTGATCCGGGCCTGAACCTTGGTGCTATACGACGAAAGCTCGTCGTCGTCATCGCCAGACGAGGCTTGTGCGGTGGTTTGACTCTCCGCAGGGGCCTCGGTTTCGACGATGATCTCG